GGCGACGATATGGGTGACATGGGCGACGATATGGGTGACATGGGCACGGATATGCCTAAAGAAGATGACATGATGGGCGTTCCAGCTTTTGAAGGTCGTCGTATGACACGTGAATATCGTGAAAAAGTAGGCAACGATTGGGAAAAGAATAGTCAAAAATCACAAGGCCAGTATGTTGGTGCAGGCACAGGTGACAAAGAAGGCGCCCCTGTAGAAGGCCGTAGTCCAATCGCTAGCGGTGCTAACAAGCCAGGCCCAGCAGGTGTTAATGCTAAAAACCTAAATCAAAGTCATCACGAAGGTCAAAGCAACACTGGTACAAGTCCAGGTAAGCCTTCAAAGGGTATCAATCCTGAAAAAGGTGAAAAGTTTGCATCAGGTATCGGTAACGTAGATGGCAAGCAAAGCGGTGTTAAGACACTTAGCAAGCAGCCAGGACACGGTGCTGAGAAGAAGGGCGCAGGTCCAGGACCAGTAGGATCAGGTTCAGGTGACAAAGCCGGACAGACCAGCATGGGTAACCAGCAATCACTGCTAAAAAGTTACAAGTAATTTGAGTTAGTGGATGAAATTAACTTATCTAAAAGAAACTCTATCATTTGATCAGGCTCAAGCAGTGCTTGAGTCTGATGATAAAGATGGAAAAAATCTTTATCTAAAAGGTATAGCTATACAGGGCGGCATTCGCAATGCTAACCAACGTGTCTATCCTGTAGATGAGATTGAAAGAGCGGTAAAAACCCTTAATGATCAAATTCAAAATGGTTATTCAGTTTTAGGTGAAGTTGATCATCCGGATGATTTAAAAGTAAATTTGGACCGAGTCTCACATATGATTATGAATATGTGGATGGAAGGTCCTAATGGATATGGTAAGTTTAAAATCTTACCAACCCCAATGGGCAACTTGATTCGCACAATGCTTGAAAGCGGTGTAAAACTAGGCGTAAGTTCACGAGGCAGCGGTAACGTTGACGACATGAGCGGCAAAGTATCCGAGTTTGAGATTATTACGGTGGACATAGTTGCACAACCAAGCGCACCTGGTGCTTATCCTACTCCTGTTTATGAGCATTTAATGAACACAAGAGGAGGTAGTAAAGCATTTAAGGTTGCACAAGAAGTGAAAGAAGATCCAAAGGCCCAGAAATATTTGAAGGAATCACTCCTTCAGATCATCAAAGGTCTAAAATAAGCCCGAGGAGAAAAACTAATGTTGGACGCATTCAAAAAGTTAGTCGAAAGTGGAGTTATTTCAGAAGATGTTGGTTCTGAACTAGAGTCCGCTTTGGCTACTAAAATTCAAGAGAATCGCGACCAAGTAACCGCTGAACTTCGTGAAGAATTTGCACAGAAGTATAACCATGATAAATCACTTATGGTTGAAGCAATTGACAAGATGTTGAGCGATAGACTGGCCGCAGAGATGGCCGAATTGTACGAAGACAAAAAAGCTCTAGCAGAGGCAAAAGCACAATACACACAACGTATCAGTGAAGATGCTACCAAGTTAGAAAAGTTTGTAATCGGTCAGCTAGGTAAAGAGTTAGTAGAGTTTCAAAGTGATCGTCGCAAAGTATCAGAGAATTTTGGCAAGTTAGAACAATTCGTTGTTCGTGCTTTAGCTAAAGAAATTCAAGAGTTTGCAACAGACAAAAAAGATCTAGCAGAAACAAAAGTTAAATTAGTTCGTGAAGCTAAATCTAAGTTTGAAGAAATTAAGAGTGCATTTATTAAGCGTAGTGCTAGAGCCGTTGAAGAAGCAGTATCAAAGAAACTTACAACTGAAATTCGTCAGTTGAAAGAAGACATCGATGGTGCTCGTAACAATGACTTCGGACGTCGTTTATATGAAGCCTTTGCACAGGAATATGCTAGTTCTTTCTTAAATGAAAAATCTGAAACAGCAAAATTGTTAAAGATTATTCAAAAGAAAGACTTTGAATTAGCAGAAGCCAAAAATGCTATTGCAGAGAAGGAAACAATCGTTGAATCTACACAGCGTGAAATTCGAGTTACAAAAGATTTAATGGAACGTAAACAAGTAATGGCAGAACTTTTATCTCCACTTGGTGGAGACAAGAGAGTAGTAATGCAGGAACTACTTGAGAGTATTCAAACTCCTAAGTTACGCACTGCATTTGACAAATACCTACCCGCAGTAATGGAAGGCGAAAAGAAAAAAGTAGAAAAAACTACTTTAACTGAAGGAACTGCTGTAACAGGCAATCGTGAAACCAAGCCAGAGGTAGGCTTAGACAATATCTTAGACATCCGTAAGTTGGCGGGTCTAAAATAATTCAAGGAGACAATAGAAAATGTCACAACTATTAAATGAAAGATGGTCAGAGACCAAAGACGCTCTGCTTGAAGGCCTACAAGGTAACCGTCGTGCATCTATGGGTGTATGCTTAGAGAACACACGTCGTTACTTGGCAGAAGCCGCAACAGCAGGTGCAACAAGCACTGGTAACATTGCTACATTGAACCGTGTAATTCTACCAGTAATCCGTCGTGTTATGCCAACAGTTATTGCTAACGAAATCATCGGAGTACAGCCAATGACAGGACCTGTAGCACAGATCCACACTCTACGTGTTCGTTATGCTGATGGCGTTGGTTCAGGCGATGTAGTAACAGCAGGTGAAGAAGCTCTAAGCCCATTCAAGATTGCTCAGGCCTATTCTGGTAACAATTCTTCTAACGGTGGTGCAGCAGTTACATCCGTTCTAGAAGGTGCACCAGGTAAGCGTATGAGTATTCAAATCTTAAAGACACCAGTTGAAGCTAAGAGTCGTAAGCTCAGCGCTCGCTGGACCTTCGAGGCTGCTCAAGATGCACAAGCACAACAAGGTATCGACATCGAAGCAGAAATCATGGCAGCTCTAGCACAAGAGATCACTGCTGAAATCGATCAAGAGATCCTAACAAGCCTACGTTCACTAGCCAGTGTTGAAGAAACATATGACCAGAATTTTGTATCTGGTACAGCAACATTTGTTGGTGACGAGCACGCTGCTCTAGCAATCCAGATCAACCGTGTAAGCAACTTAATTGCTCAGCGTACACGTCGTGGTTCTGCGAACTGGGCAGTTGTAAGTAACCAGGCTCTAACAATTCTACAGAGCGCAACAACTAGTGCTTTTGCTCGCACAACAGAAGGCACATTCGAAGCTCCAACAAACACCAAGTTTGTCGGTACTCTAAACGGTGCAATGCGTGTATATGTAGATGCATACAAGAGCGATACAGATGACGATAACCAGGTCCTAGTTGGTTATAAGGGAACAAGCGAAGCTGATGCTGCTGCTTTCTATTGCCCATATATTCCTCTAATGAGTTCTGGTGTTGTTCTAGATCCAGCAACATTTGAGCCAGTAGTTGGCTTTATGACACGTTACGGATATGTTGAGTTAACAAACACAGCATCATCTCTAGGTAACGCTGCTGACTATCTAGGCAAGGTATCAATCACATCTGCTAATGTAAGCTTCAAGTAATTAGAACTTATATACAGACTGGCAAAAAGCCCGTGTAAACGGGCTTTTTGTTTTATTACAATAAATATTATGTCTAGATAAATTATGCGGTTCCCACCGCGTATGGCCCTAGAACGGTCCGTTTTACAAGGAGAAACAAATGGGACGTCCTATTAAATCAAAATACTTCGGTATTCGTAAGGGTTTAGGTGTTGGTGGTGAAGGCGTAACAGCAGTCACACTCGGCGGCACAGCACCCGAGTCAACATTAACTGTAACAGTTGTTTTTGGTGCACCTAATATTGCAGGTGGCACACAGGCAACAGGTTCTGTTGTAAAGCCAGGCAATACAGTTACTAGTGTAACAATAACCAACCAAGGTTCAGGTTACACATCTGCACCATCAGTAGTGTTTACAGGCACTACTATGACCACACAAGGCACAGGTACAACTGCTACAATTAGCGTTAACACTGTAACTAATGTTATTCATGTTGAAGCTTATGTTCCTGCTGCTGTTGGTGGATCAAGCGGCGTAGCAGGTGATATTCTTGAACAAGTAGCCAGTAAAAAATATCGTGTCCAGACAAGTCAAGGTACAGGAACATGTTTGTTAACCACAGCGACAGGTGCATTAGCAGCAGGCAGGGTTAGAATGGTAGCTGAAGACGGTAACGGTAGCACATACTTTGTTAAGAAGTTGACAGCACGCAGAGCAGTATTAAGTCGATCTACTGTGTCTACAGCATTCTTGTTTGACAATAGTGAAGCGGTTGGCTGGAATCTAACGGCGGCGGCAACAGGTATTGTAAAAATTCGTAGTAGATAATTTTTATAACTTTGTTCAAAAAATAGGGGACCAGCTCCCCTATTTTTATTTAGGTAAATATTAGATTATGAGTTCTAATTGGGCTACCCCTACACAAATATCGCAATACGCAGAAGACGAGGCTGAAAATATTCATGTATCTTGGCAAGAAGTAGATAGTTTCTCGAGTTTAAAATTTAATGATGGTCGACATGTAAAAACAATAAGAGATCTACTACATATTGCTAGAGATCCTAAACATGATATTTTAGAAAAAACTTATTTCTTAAAACTAACCGGATATAATTTTACAGAAGTTCCTAATTCATTATCTGGCATACAGGCAAGAATAAAAATGAATAGGGGTGGTAGAATTACAGACGATACCATACAACTATTATTAAATGATACACCGATAGGAGATAATCAAGCTAATTTAGATGTTTCTCCTATTAAAATCTATGGTTCTGACAACAATCTCTGGGGCGGAGCATTATCTTTATCAAATGTTTTAGATCCGACCTTTGGAATTACGCTAAGATTTAAAAGTCATCCTAAATTTCCTCACAAAACCACTCCTTTAATAGATACGGTTGAACTAAGGATTTATTAAAAAAATAAATACATTCGAGGATTAATGAATGCCAAAAGTTTACTACTCTAATACACCGCCGTCATTTACAGGCACCGTTGTCAGTACAAGCTCTGCCGCCCCTAAAACAGTTTTAGACTTGCCGGGCGATTATACTATGAACATAGGTAAAGGCGATACGCTTTTACTAACGGACAATCTTGATAATATTATCGATGTAGATCTTACAACAATCATTGGAGGAGATGAACTTAAACAAATAACAGGCGACCTTACTGTTGATGTAGGCGGGGATGAAACAGTAACTATTGGTGGCGATGAAACAGTAGATATCAGCGGCGATGAAACGGTAACAGTAGCAGGGGACGAAACAAAGACTGTAACTGGCGATAAAACAATTCAAATTGGCGGGAATGAAGTCTACGATATCGTCGGGAATGAAACTAAAACTGTAGGTGGTGATGAGACTGTTGATATAAGTGGTAACGAAACAAAAACTGTAGGCGGCGATCTAGAAATCACTGTAGGCGGTACAACATTAGTTGAAAGCGGCGGAGATTTAACTCTAACAGCACCGGGTATAGAACTAGGTGATGGGGCAGGTACAACAGATCTTGTATATGTCTACGGTAAAATTAATACTGATTTGATTCCTGAAGGTAGTAGTCAATGGAATTTAGGATCTACAGGAAATGCCTGGAATAAGATATTCAACACAGATATTTTATCAACAGGTACAGCAAACGTAGAGAACCCTTACTTCTTACCTTATGATCCTAATGATAGATTTGGTATGGGTCAAGGTCTTACTCTTGAGCAGTCTGTTGCACAAAGAACAACTGCATCGGCATATTTTGCTGGTGGTGTTGGAATTGAAAAAGATCTAAACGTAGGTGGGACGATCTATGGTAGAATTGTTGTTGCTATCACAAGTACAAACGTTGTTGTAACCGGAACAAATCAAAACTTCGAGTACAATCCTGTATTCACTATTAACACAGGTAGTCAATTTTTATTTATTGATACAACTTCAACAGATACTATACCTGCCAATTATCCCTTACAAGGTTTTAAATATAACCCCTATTTAGGCAGACTACGTATAGAAAGACAAAATATTGTTGCATCTGATATAGCATCATTAGAAGTTAACGATATAGATACAGATTTTGGAGGTGGCAACCCAGGTACAGCGGCTCTAAAGGTTGCAGGTGGTGTACTAATAAACGATAATCTAATAGTACAAGGACTGGCCACAGTTACAAATCTTACTAGCGCAACAGCCACTCTAGGTGCTTTACGAGTTGATGGTGGAATAAGTGTTGAGAATAATATTTGGGTCAACACAGATGCTTATGTAGAAAATGCTGTAGAAGCTGACGAGCTAGTTCCTCACTCTGCGGATACAGGCAACATAGGTACAACTTCTACCTTTTGGCATGAAGCATACATTAATGACATATACACAAGGCTTATTCAAAGTACGACTGGTACAATACAGATTAAGCCCAAAGATCCTGTAACTGAAATATTTGGCGATATTCGTGTACGTGGTACTAATCCTATAGGTACTGCACCAGTAGTAACAAATGTTTTGTATGTTACAGTTGACGGAAATGACACTAATGATGGTCGTGCCCAGGATGCTAGTCGTGCCTGCCGTACTATAGGTGGTGCAATACGCAGTCCTTACTATCAGTCTGGAACACAAATTAGAGTAAGTGCAGGTTTTTATCTTGAAGATAATCCTATAAGACTAAAACCTTATACAAGTATTATGGGAAGTGACATCCGTACTACTTTTATTGAGCCAATTAATAAGACACAAGATTTATTTCATGTAGAAAGCGGTTGTTATATTGCATTTGCTACATTTTTAAATGGTAGAAGTGGTCTATTAGAAGGCGATTATGATCCTAGATTTAACAGAGGAGCTTACTGTACAGCATTTCCTCCTTTAGAAGGCGACGAACGTATTGATTTATTCCACTCGCCTTACATTCAAAATTGTACTAATCAAAGTGGTCCTTGGCTAAAAGACGGCACAATGTTTGTGCCAAATCAAACAGTTCACGTTCCTAAGGTTGTTGGGACTGGAACGTGGGCAGCTAATACTACTACAATTTTAGTTAAAGTATCAACTGGCACACTTGCTGTAGGAATGACTATTAATGCCGGACAACAAAATCCTGGATTCTTTAATGCTCGTACATTGCTATTGGCTAACAAGCCTTTTATGCAAGAACAGGTAGTTGCATATGTAGATCAAACTTTTAATACTGGCACATTTACTTATAACGTAGCTAAGTGTCAAAGAGATATAGGATTGATTATAGATACAATAGGTATGGACCTATTGTATAACAGTGAAAGTGATAGCAGATTTGCTGGACTACAATATTATGCACAAGGTGCCGTGAGTTTTCCAGGGGAACTTACAACTACAACTGGAGCATTAACATATCTTGGAACATTGGCAGCATCTACTGCTTCTAATGCATCAGGCGACCCTAACCTAGGTACTATTGTAACTGCACTATTCAGTACAATAACAAATATTTTAACAACAAGCTCTGCACTTATTGGTATTAGTGAACAAATAGAAGCTCATCCTAATGGACTACCTTCTACAACTTCTACCTATATCGATGCTTACGATGCATTGGTAGCAAATAAAACAGGATTTGCTAACGCAGTCATAACCTGGATCCAGACAAATCATCCTGCTCATGTCTATAATACAGCTACATGCCAACGTGACGTAGGTTACATCATAGATAGTGTATCCTTTGATTTATTACATGGCGGAACAAAGCAGAGTATTAAATCTGGCATTAACTATTACAATTATGTCAGCACAGCCACTACTACTAATGATATACCTCAAACTTTTGCAGCGTACAATTACATTAAGAGATTATTGCCTTATGTAATAAGAGCTCAAACTATACCTGCTGCAACATTATATCAATCTACAGTCAGTCAAGTAACTGCTGTAAGTGTAGCAGGTATTTACGAAGCAGAACAATTAAAAGAAAAAGTTGATGTTATTACAGGAATAATTAGAAACGGACCTGAAGATGTAGTTCGTATTCCTATGAATCTTAGACAAAACCCAAGCGAAGAAGCGGAAAATGCTTGGAATACTCTACAAACTAATAAGAACTTTTTTAAAGCAGAAGTTACAGCGTTTATCAATGCCACTGCGGGAACTTTTGAATATTCAAGAGAAAAATGTTATCGTGATGTCGGTATACTTGTTGAGAATGTTGCCTATGATGTTACATTTGGTGGAAACGAAAAAACAAGAGAAAGCGGCTTAGCATATTATGATGGCGTTATCAGCTTAATACAAGGGCAAGAAACACAAACTATAAGTGCTATTGATTATCTAAATGATTTATGTCAGCAAGTAATTACCAATACTACATGCTCTGATTTATTAAGTGGTACAGGTACTTCAGTTCAAGTTATTAATACAGCTCTACTCGATGGAGATGTAGCTTCAGATAGCCTGCAACAAGCATTTAATGTAATTGCAGATATTATAGCTAACGGTCCGGAAGATGCACCTGATCTATATAGAAGTCCTGGACCTGATGCTGCTTTTGTAAGTGCAGAAATATTAATGCAGGCAAATCGTGCTTTCCTACAAGAAGACACAATCAATTATATTAATAATGTAGTTCAAGCATTTCCTTACAGTGAACGTAAATGCCGTAGAGATACTCGTTTAATTGTAGACAGTATTGCACAAGATCTATTATGGCCTACGACTAATATGAGTCAGAGTACATTTGCTGGTTTACAGTATTGGAACCAAGACAATTATACTGGTGACATCGAAGCACAGTTACAGCCAACTGTTGGTGCAACGGAGTATCTAAAAGAACTAAGCTCCAAAATAATTCAAAATATAACACCAGCTGACGACTTTAGAACTCCTTATCAATTTACAGTAACACAGGTAACTTCGATAACACAAGCTACTAGTTTTGAAGTTGGTATTATAGAAAACAGATACGACATTATATTAGAGATTCTTAATGGAACTAAGTTTGGATGGTCAGATAGAATAGTACCAAATTCAACAGCATCTAAAATATTATCAACTCTTAATGCTTATAACAATCTACAGGCAAATAAAACATATCTTGCTACTGAAGTAATATCATGGGTAGAAGCAGAGCATCCTGACTTTACATACGATCAAGTAAAATGTTATAGAGACGTTGGCATAATAGTAGATGCAATTTGCTATGATCTTGTTCATAGTGGTAATAAGCAATCTGTTCAGGCAGGTTTATATTATTATGGATTTAGTACTTCGACAAGCACAATTCATGGACAAGAGACTCAAACAATAGCAGCCTACAATAGAATTTCAACTATTGTTGGTAATATTCTTTTAAATGTTCCTGTGGCAGTAACAACGGGTAATACAGCAACTCAAGTATTATCATTAACCACTGCTACAGCATCTGAAGTCACAGAAGCTCAACGTATAATCAGCACTATTACCAATATTATACAAAACGGTCCTAACGTTGCTGCACCTTCTAGCAATATTGCGCTCACAGCGACTACAGTGACTAGTGTATTGAATGCCTATAATATTTTAAAATCTAATAGGGATTTTATTGCAGACGAAGTTATTGCATTTGTTGACTTTACATATAATACAGGATCTTTCAACTATAATGAAGAGAAGTGCTACAGAGACGTTGGTTTGATTATTGACGCTGTCAGTCAAGATATTTTATTAGGTGGTAATCAAAAGAGTTTAGAGGCCGGTTTATCATACTGGAGTGCAGGATATAATTACATAGCAGGTCAAGAAACTACGACCACATTAGCTCTAAATTATACTAGAGATCTTGTATTAGATATTATTAAAAATACTCCTGTAACAGCACAATCACAAACTAATCTAACCCAGGTTATCAATCCTTTCTTCCAGTACGGTGAGGAGTATGGACCTCAAGAAGCTGTACAAAGAAACTTTAATATTATAAACAATATTATAGAAAACGGACCACAAGTTGCACCTCCAGTCTATGCGGGTGGTGGATTGTTTAGCCTAACAGGACTAAATGGGTCAGACGTAAAAATTGCACCAACAGTTGTTAACATCACAACAGTAACTACAGGTTCAGTTTACGTTATAGGATTAAGCACAACAACAATAGGATTCGGAACCAATGCTACATTATATATCGGCGAAACTTCTATCTTTCCTTATAGAGATAGTGAAGTAGATGAATTAAGTTTCGAATATACAGGAAACACTAGCACCTGGGCTATTAGGAAAATTGACCCTGTAGGTTCAATGGGCGGTAGTTTAGTAGATGGTGCTGTAATTTCAGATCGTTCACCAATTCAATCATTTGTTTATGATGCTTTTACTCAAGTATGCCAAGGTGGTAGAGGGGTACATATTGTAAACGACGGATATGCTCAGTTGGTATCAGTATTTACAATC